TCACACCGCCAGTCCTTCCTGCTGTTTCCACTCCACGAGCCGGTCGATCACGTCGTCGGCGATCTCCGCATCCGAGCCGAGATAGTGCTCGATCACGGAATGCACGGTCGAGACCTTGTGGCCCGAGACGCGGGAAATCTGCAGCGCGGTCGAGCCCGAGCGCGCCATGCGCGTGATCGCGGTGTGCCGCAGCATGCGGTCGGAAACCTCGCCGAGATCTTCGGCGAGTTCGGGTTGCGGCGCGATCAGCCAGTCTTCCGTGCGCATCGTCTTCATGAAGCCTGCGATGCGCGCCTTCGCAACCGGACCCCAGTTGCGCAGGAACGCCTTGGTCGGCACGACCAGGCGCATGCCTTCGTCATTGCGCTTCTTGCCGTTCGTGTAGCCGCCTTCGGCCGGCGGCAGCCAGAACGCGCCGAAGATCAGCGCATCGCGCACGGTGCGGAATTCATGGCTGTAGGTGTCCTGCACGTAGGCCTCACCGGTCGCCTCGTGCACGAGCACCGTTTTCGGGCGCTCGTCGGGCTTCTGCCCGAATTTCAGCGCGAGTTCGGCGCGGCGCTTCGCGGCATCCACGAGCCGTGCATGCAGCTCGGGCGTTTCCTTCACGCGAACCACGGCGCCGGTCTTCGATTGCCGGAAGATACGCCGCCCTTGCTCGTCGAAACCGCCATCCTCGTGCAGGAGCCGGTCGCCCTGGCGCTGGCCGGTATCGACGCCGAGCATGATGCTGTCGCCGATCGAGGGCTTTTCGAGCAGGTCGGCCGCGCGGACGAGCAGCGGCAGGTGCGCGTCCTTAATCACGCGCACGTTCAGCTCGGGCTTCGGCAGGTCGAGCTCGCGGCAGGGGTTGCCGTCGAGCTCCCAGCCCGGCGCAAGCTTCGCCCAGCGATAGGCCGCCGACAGCACCTTGATCACGCCGAGCGCCATCGAAAGCCCGCGCTCGCGCTCCATCTGCTCGAAGAACTGCTTCACGCGCACCGGCTTCAGCGTGCGTGCCGGCGCGAGCGAGATCAGTTCGGGTGCACGTTCCTCGCCGCGGGCGAGCGCCTTCACATCGACCGGCTTCCAGTAGATCGCCTGCGCCTTTTCGAGGTAATCGTCCCGCGTTTCTTCCGAATAGCCGCCCTGTTCGCGCGGCCGGAGAAAATCAGGCGAGCGGAAGAAGTCGTCGAGCAGGTCGCGCACGCGCTCGCCCTTCGGCACCGGCGGCGCCTTCGGCTTCTTGCCGGCTTCGAGCGCGGCGTCGATCTCGTCGGCCTTTGCTTTCGCCCAGGCGATGGTCTCGCCGGCGTCGAACCACGGGCCGGTCTTGCCGTGGCGGAGGTCCTCGCCCCTGTATCCGATGGCGCGCAGCGCAGGGCCGGGCACGAAGCGCGGCTTGCCTTCGCGCCATGCGATGTAGCGGGCTTTCACGACAGCCATGGGGTTTGCTCTCTCGTTTTCTCTGCGCGAACCGGGAAGGCCCGGCGCGCGCTGCTCTCTCAAAAGACGAAGAAGTAGATCGCTGCTCCGCCTGCCAGCCATAGTGCGCCGATCTCGGCGGCGAGGGCAATCAGCCGCCGCCAGCCTTGGGATGGAACAGGTTCCGCCGCGCGTTCGATGGCGTCGAGCGTGTCAGCGACGAGTGCCCGGTCGCGGGCTCGCTGCGCTTCAATTTCTGCTTTCGCTCCGTGCTTCGCATCCATGCGCTGGGTGCTGCCGCCTGCGGCTGCGATGCGGGCAAGCTGGACGGTTGCCGCGGCGCGCTTCTCGACCGTGCAGGCGAGGGCCGCGACTTTACGATGAAAGCGCGGCGCGCGCGGATTGTGCGCGGTGCGCGAAAGCTTCGCGAGCAGCGCGTCGAGCGCCGGATCGCCGGTCATGACAGCTTGCCGCCGTTCGCGCCGATGATGGTGGCCTTCGCCTTCGAATAGTCGAGCGCGAAGCTGACCGTCATGTTCACGACCTGCTCGTGCATCGCGCCGAAAACGCGGCCCGCCATGTGGCCGGGATTGTCGGTGTGCTTCCCGACCAGTTCGACCGTTGCAAAGCCGAACAGCGAGCCGAGCGCTACCGCGAGATTGTTTGGCTGCGTGTTGAGCGCCATCTCGTCGGCGACGGCGCGACGCAGCGCCGGCAGGATCGCAAGCTGCATGCGCGCATAGACGGCGCTTTCGCCGTGCCCCTGCGCCATGCGCTCGAGCGCGGCCTTCGCTTCCGGCGGAAACTCGTGCGGGTCCTTGGTGTTCATGCGATTTCCTTTCTGCCGTACTCGGCTTCCAGCGCGCGGTCCCATGCGTCGTCGGTGTTGCGCGTCACCGGCGCGAAATCGTTTGCCGCCTTCAGCTTCGGGCGCATCGGGTCGTTGCGGGCGAACCACGCTTCCATCGCGTTGCGCTCGAAGGTCGGGCTGCCGATGCTCGCGATCGGCGCGGGCATGCCGTCGCGCTCGATCAGCGCTTCCCAGTTTTTTAGCGGGCGCGAACCGGGCAAGCCCGCCGCGCGCCGGGAACACCACTTGCGCGCCTTGCCCAGGCGTCGCTCGATCTCGGCGAGCGTCACGGCATCTTGCCGCCCGTGATAGGGCAGCGAGAACTGGCGGCGGAGCTCGAGCGCTGTGGCGCGCGAAGGCGCCACAGCTTTTTGTGTCAGAGACATTCGCCGACGATCTCTCGTTTGAGTGCGCCGATCTTGTCGTCTTCGTGCTCGACCTCGCCGTGCATGGCGACGATCCACCAGCGCTCGCCTTCCCATTTGTTCGGGAGAAACGTCGCGTGCAGCGTGCCGGCAGCACAGCAGCGGAGCGGGCCCGGTGCGGTTTCGATCGTGCCCGGCTGCACTGGATCGTTCTTGCCGCCGTTGCACGCCCGGCCGTTCTTGTCCGAGCGCCAATAGGCGAGCGGCACTCCCGACCTCTGGAGTTCGGCGAAGCGCTGCTGCTGCGCGCGCGGCCACTTCGCGGCGAAGTGCTCCATGCATGCGAGCCAATATTTCTTGTCTTGCTCGCCGGAGCCGTCGCCGTAGCCGTCGCCGTAGCCGTCGCCGGAGCCGTCGCCGGAGCCGTCGCCGTAGCCGTCGCCGTAGCCGTCGCCGGAGCCGTCGCCGTAGCCGTCGCCGTAGCCGTCGCCGGAGCCGTCGCCGTAGCCGTCGCCGTAGCCGTCGCCGGAGCCGGAGCCGTCGCCGTAGCCGTAGCCGTCGCCGGAGCCGTAGCCGTCGCCGTAGCCGTCGCCGTAGCCGTCGCCGGAGCCGTAGCCGGAGCCGTAGCCGGAGCCGTAGCCGTCGCCGTAGCCGTAGCCGGAGCCGTAGCCGGAGCCGTAGCCGTCGCCGGAGCCGTAGCCGGAGCCGTAGCCGTCGCCGGAGCGAAATGCGTCCGGGGCTGTGCCCCGGACAAGTTTTATTTGGCTCACTTCCACGGCGCGGCTTCCCAGTTCTTCACCGCTTCCAGCGTGCATTCGGCCACGCAGGTGATGTCGCGCAGTTCGATGTCGGCGGCAGGACCGACGCGCGACCCGCTCATCGGTCCCATGCTGGCAAGCCCGATGAAGCCCTTGTTCTCGCGCGGCCAGTAGATGCAGTTTCTCGCTGCACGCAGCTTGATCGTTTCGCCATCGGTCTTCGTGGCATAGCCGAAGAAGACGCCGCGATGCGTGGTGGTGACGAGCACGGCGCGCTCGCCTTTCGTGCTGCGGTTAGGGTGATTAGCCATTTCGTTTCTCTTCTCTCGCCCCTGAAAAGCCCCGAGGCGCGGGCACGCCTTGGCTTACAAAAGCTTCTTGCGCGGGAGTTCCTCGCGCGCGGAAAGGATGGACTGGATCAGCACGAGGCCGGAGCGCGACAGCGCGAACAGCGGCCCGCGGCTGCCTTCCTCCGGCACCTGCTGGTGCCAGACTTCCACGAGCCAGCGCCGCCAGAGCGGAATGGCAAAGCCGCGAAACTTGTTCGGTAGCGTGATCGCAGCACCCGCATGCACTGCATTCGCGCGGTGCAGGATTTTCAGGACCGCGATCTGTGGCCGCTTCAGGCGTTCGCGCATCGATGGCCTCGCGTGGCTGCTGCTCATCGCGCGGCCTCGTAGAGTTCGCGGACATGATCGGCCAGGGCGGCAAGCGTCAGCACCGCCATGAAGAACAGGAAGGCCAGCAGGAAGTCGCGCGTGGTGGGCTCACGCATCGTTCGCACCGAGCGGCTGGATGGAAGGGGTGAGCAGGCGCGGCACCAGCGTGCGGTGCGCTTCGACGCGGCGCATGCTCGCTGCCGCCGCCTCGTGCTTGCGCTTCACCGTGCGGGCATACCAGCCGCCTTTCGGGGTCAGCTTCGCCGCCTGCCAGCGCTTGCCGCCGCGCATCGCGGAGACAAGGTAGAGGCTGCCGCGCTTCTCGAGCGCGTCCACGGTCGCGCGCTTCACGTCGATCACGATCTGGTCGCTCTCGGGCCGCCAGCAGTTCGCGCCCGCGTGCAGGTACAGCGGGCCGTCGAGCAGCAAAAGCAGCGCGAGCTGCTGGCTCTCGGTGTGCCCGTTCAATGGAGCCATCGGCTCGGCTGTCAGATTGGTGGTCACGCCGCATCCCCCGGTTTTGTCTGGCGCGAACCGGCAGGCGGCACGCGCGAAGCAAATCAGTGGCGAGAGCATACAGAGGAATTGCAATGATGCAACATAGAGTAGCTTGATTGCAATTTATCGAGTGGAATGTTTCACGTGAAATGCAACGGCATCAAAGGGTTGCTCACGGATTTCCGGGCTGCGATGCTTTTCTGCATCGGAGGGAACTCATGGAACTTTTGCGGCTGCTCGGCGATGCGGGGTTGACGGTCTTCCTGTTGGCGGGACTTCACCGCGTCTTCATGACGCCAGCCCGCATGTCAGCTGTCTGGCAGGGCGGCGACCTGCGCGATCACTACAGCGTGGTGTTCGCAATCGGGATAACTTCCGCTTTCGTTGTGGCCGTGCTCGCACTCTCGCGGGCGCTGACGGGCGCGCCGCGATGGCTAGGCTACTTCGGACTGTAAGATCGAATTGAGCCCGCCAGCGGCCACGGCTGCGGTCAGGCGACCGCCTTCACATTGCGGATCAGGTTCGTCACCACGCCCATGACCACGACCCGCTCGGGATCCAGCATCATCGGCTTGCGGAACGCCGGGTCATAGGAGAGGGCGACCAGAGACGGCGGCTCGTAGAACCGGAAGGCTGTCTCCTTGGCTTCGCCCGAGTGGTCGTAAACCTGCGCGCATACGATGTCGCCGGGCTGCGGATGGCGGCCATGGTCGACCAGCACCACGTCGCCGGGAAAGTAGCCCGCCGCTTCGAGCGAGCGGCTCCTTAGCGTCCAGGCCTCCGCGTTGTTGCGTCCGGCCTTCAACGCCTTCAGCGCAATCTCGATGGCGATGCCTTCGGGGTGATCGGCGGCATCGAACTTAACGCCGTCGTCGCGAAATCCCCGGACAAAGCGCTTCGAAGGCGCAGAGGCCACGGCTGGCGGCGCGATGCCGGTCGCGCGGGCGACCTTCTCGATCGTGGTCGGATGCAGCGCGTGCGGGTTGTCGGCGTCTTCTTCGAGGAAGCGCGTGAGCGTGGAGGTCGCGACGCCAGCCATGGCGGCGAGCGGCGTCGGCTTGATCCCGGTTTCCGTGATTACGCTGCGGAGCCATTCCCGCTGCATCTGTCCGGTCAGCGGCGGGGACGGCTTCTTCGACTTCGCCACGTGCAACCCCTGCGGTGCAACAACGCTACCGCTTGTATGCAGTTGCGCTTTACCCCCTTCAACTTGCGAGATTGCACTTGACATTGTTGCTCGGGTCAGTCGGTGAATTGCAACTATGCAACATGCCGACCATAAAAGCCAATACAAGCTTCGCTGCCAGATGGTGGGCCTTACCATCCGCAGCTTCGCGCGCGAGGCGGGGGTTGATCCCTCGACCGTGCATCGTTTTCAGGAAGCCGGCGGGCTCCGCTCCACCGAGCGGAAGCTTGAGGGGGTACTAGTACGGCGCGAGCAGCAGGTACTCCGGCACCTGCTCGCACTCCACGGCCGCTCCGATCTCTACGACCAGATCATCCCGGCATCTTCTGCCGATGCGACGCGGACTACGCTCGACGCTGCACCGGGCGGCGACGCGGAGGCCGCATGAGCCGCTGCGCCAAGAACGCCCAGGACGAAGTGAAGCTGATCGAGGAGCTGCGCCACACCTCGGGTCTTGCGCTGCGCGAGTTCGCGCTGCGCTCCGGCGTGCCGCTGCTGCAATACCTCGAAGCCACGCAAGGCCAGCGGAAGCTTTCGAAGGCGCAGCTCGACCAGCTCACCGCCGCACTCCCGGGAGCGGCAGCATGACCGATCCCGCATCCATCGACTGGAAAGGTTCGCGCCAGATCGTGGCCGACTGCCGCCCCGGCGAGGAGCCGCGCATCGTGATCGCGCTCGGCGACGCGCGCGTCGTCGCCTTGCAGAAAGACAGCGAAGGCAAGCCGCAGGTGCTGTTCGGCCCGGTCTCGAAACGCGGGGCGGAAGCGCTCGCCTTCCAGATCGTGGCCGGTGACGCGCGTGCGATCACCGATCCGCTGGCGCTCGGCTTTCTCGCGACCGCGTTTCTCGGGTTTGTCGTATCAGGCGCGAACGGGGCAGGCCCCGCGCGCGAAGTTTCGGAAGCGGGTCTTGCCGCATCGCCTGCAACCGAAGCGCAAGCCGGGGGCGTTGGATGTTCGCTCCCGGCTTCGCAGCGCCCGGGCAATGCGTCGCCGAGCGAAGTCCGCGACGCATTGCCAGATAACAACGGGGTGCGCACATGACCCGCGCCGACGAAAAGCTTTGCGCCGTCTGCGCCGAAGCGCTCGCGCTGGCCGACAAGACCGGCAACGTCATGCGCGACACGCGCCTTGACGGCGCGCTGAAAGACGAAGCGCACGACGTGCTCGCCGATCTGCGCGGCGCCGTCGCCGACCTCGACATCTACACCGACCGGAACTGGCCGCGGCTCGGCCGCGCGGCGGCGGCACTCGCGCAAAGCGTGATCGCCTTTGTCGATGCCGGCACCGGGCCGACCGTTTCCGCCTGGGCCTTCGCGGTGCGCGAACTGAAGCAGACCGTGAAGGCGGAGCTTCGCATCTACCCGACAGGAGAACGATGATGTTCGACGACGACAAGCCGCTGCCCGAAGGCCTCGTACTGTTGCGCGCGATTATCCTGTTCCTGCTCTCGGCTTTCCTTGTGGCGACGCTGACTGCCGCCGCCTTCCGCACCGAGGCGGGCAAGTTCTGCGGCTTCTCGCAGTGGGCGTCTGGCTGCGCCTCGCCTGCGCCGGAGAGCACCCGCCCCGGAAAGGGCGGGCAATGATCTTCGTCGCGGGACAGATCGTGCGGCTGAAATCCGGCGGGCCGGACATGACGGTCACGCAGGTGTTCGGCAAGACCGAGAAGCACGAGGGCTTCGTCCACTGCACATGGTTCGAAGGCAAGAAGCGGCAGGTCGCCGCCTTCACCCTGCCGACCATCGAGCTGGTGCTTCCGCCTGCCGCTCCGTCCCATCATGAACCGGAGCACGAGCGCACATGAGCGAGAGCGAGAAGGCAGCCGCCAAGGCTTTCGGAACAGAGAACCTCGCTGCGACCCTGCGGCAGCAGACCGAGAAATACGGCAAGCCCGTCGAGGCGATCGAGTTCGCGACCGGCCACATCGAGAACGATCACGATGCCATGAACTTCCTGCGCAGCTGGAGCGAGGGCGACTTCACCGCGCTTGAGCAGCGCTGGCCGGAGTTTCCCGCGGCGGTGCGCAAATGACCCGGCCCTCGAACGCGCTCCTGATTTCCCGCGCCTGCTCGACGCCCGAGGCGAGGGCCGCGCGGAGCCAGCAGGCGAAGGCGAGCTGGGCCGACCCCGAAGTGCGGGCGAAGCGCATCGCTGCGCTTAAGGCTGCTGCGTCGCGCAGTGACGTAAAGCGCCGGCGGCGGCTTGCCATCGTGCTTTCGAAGCGCGAGCCGGAAGCGCGGAAACAGGCGCGGCGCGGCCTGCAAATCAACTGTAATAAGTCCCCCCAGTTCTCCATAGATTTCAACGGCTTGGCTCATGCGATCCAGAGCGTGCGACGCGCGCCCAAGCAGGCCGCGAAACAAGCCGGGGTGCTGTTTGCCTTCGCCGCCTATCGCGCCTCGGCCGCGGCCGCCGCGATCGAGGGCGGGGTCGATGCCGCGCGGATCGCGAACCCGCATGTGTGGTGCGGGCACCGGATCGCGAAGCTCGGCGGCGTCGCGCAGTACCTTGCGGTGACGGCCTTCGGCGTGCCGCACCGGCTGCTTGCGGAAAGCGCGGGCCTCGACCGGCGGCACATGCGCCGGGTTTGTTCCCGCATGGAAGAAGCCCGCGACGACGAAGCGACCGACGCGCTGCTCTCGCGGATCGAGCGGAGGCTCTCGCATTGACCGGGCCTTCCTTGCAGGAAATCAGAAGCGAACTAAAGGCGCGCATCCGCCCGCTGGTGCGGCAGCTCGCGCCCGGCGGGCACGAGCTCGGCGGAAAATATTTCGCGCTGAACCCGACGCGCAACGACCGCTCGGTCGGCTCGTTCGTGATGTGGCTCGACGGCGACGGCGCCGGCGCATGGAAGGACTACGCGACCGGCGACAAGGGCGACGTGTTCGACCTGATCCGCTACTGCCTCGGCCTCGCCGAGAAGCAGGAGTTTGCCTGGGCAAAGAACTGGCTCGGCATCACCACGGGCGCTGCGCCGCAAGGGCGCATCGTGCCAAAGGCCTCGCCCGTTTCCGGCGAGGACATGGAGAAGCGGCGCGAGAAGATGGTGCGCACCGCGCGCGCGATCTGGCTGGACTGCCAGCCGTCGCTGCTCGAGACCAAAGCCGAAACCTATTTCTCTGCGCGCGGCATCGACCTGCGCATGCTGAAGAAACAGCCCGGCGCGCTGCGCTATCACGCCGCGCTCGAGTGGCACGGCGAGCACGACACCAAGAAATTCCCCGGCATCGTCGCCGCCATGGTGCGCGAAGGCGAGGGCATCGTGGCCGTGCACCGCACCTACCTCAAGCAGGACGGCTCCGGCAAAGCGGAGGTGAAGCCCGCGCGGAAAGTGTACGGCGATGTTTCGGGTGCTGCGATCTACCTCTCGCGCGGGCACAGCGATCTGCCGGTGAAGGAAGCCAACGAGAACGGCATCGCCGACACGCTCGTGCTTTGCGAAGGGATCGAGGACGGGCTTTCGATCGCGCTCTCCGATCCCGATGTCCGCGTGTGGGCGGCCTATTCGCTTTCCAATCTTGCGGCGCTGCGGCTGCCAGCCTGCGCGCATGACGTGATCGTCTATGCCGACAACGACTGGGGCAAGCGCGAGGCGGAGCAACAGTTCAAGCGCGCGATCGACGCGCTCGGCAAGCAGTGCCCGCGCATCAAGGTGGCGCGCTCGCCGCACGGCAAGGATGCGAATGATCTACTGCGGAAAGGTGCAGCGTGAGCGTGTTCTGGTCCATCGACTGCATGAAATGCCGCGCACCGCTGGTGCTCAACGGATTTTTCTATCGAACGGTGCGTTCTGCGATCAAGCGCGCGCTGCACTACGGATGGAAAGTCGATACCCGCCGATGGGGGCGCTACCGCGCAACCTGCCCAGGTTGCCTAGCAAAAGCAGCCAAGAAAAGGAGGCGCAAATGAAAGCCGCTGAACTTCGCGAACATCACAAGGCGATCCTGTCTGCGCCGCCGTTCGATGTGCAGGATGCCATCGCGATCGCGCTGCATGCCGGTGACTTCGCCGCAAAAGCTGCGGGCCGGGCCGCCGCCGACCTCTTCGCGAACAACTACAATCTGCAGGCGCTGGTGCAGCACGCGAAGCGCGACCGCGACCTGAAGCCGGACGTTGCCTTCAAGGTGGCGGGCGGCTCGATCGCGTTCGAGCATGTGAGCAAGGACATCCGCTTCGGGTTCATCGCCTTCTGCGAAACCTTCAAGGCGCTGCGCATCTATGCCGAGCGCGAGGAAGCGCACTACGCGCGGGTCTCGATGGAGATCGCACAAGCCGAAGCGCGCGAGGCGAAGGCGAAGCAGTCGCCCTTCTTCAAACAGTTCACCGCGCTGCGCGACAAGCTGCGCGATCGACGCAAGGCGAGAGAGCAGAAGGCGAAACGACCGAAAGCAAAAGGAGGAACGAAAGATGGCAAGCGTTAATTCCGCCGGCAACGACCGCACCGTGAACAACACGATGCGCCACCAGTACCGGGTGCTCACCGACAAAGAGAAGGCAGACATGCTCGCGATCAAGGATCACGGGCTTGCGATGCACCAGCTGCTCGAGCAGATCGCGCCCGATGGCTCGCGCGAAATGTCGATCGCGAAAACCAAGATCGAAGAAGCAGTGATGTGGGCGGTTAAGCACATCACGGCCTAACGGTTCGCCGCACGCGCGGCGAAGGATTGCACCATGACTGATAAGCCGAACACGGCAGGCGTGCGCGCGTCGCTCGCCGATGCGCAACCGCTTGTGTCGAAAGCCTTCCGCGCCGGCAACGATCCGGTGCCGGGGAAGGCGCGCCGCGTCGGCAAGAAGGAACTGCAGCCCGGCAACTGGGAGCCCGACGCGCTCGGCCTGCCGCCCGATTGCCCGGTGATCCCGCTCGGGGTCGCGGGCGACGACTACATCTTCCTCGACACCATCGGCCAGCTGCGCGCGCTGCCCTATTCGAAGGCCTCGAAGAAAGCGGTGCAGTCCCTGTTCATGGGCCGCGCCGGCTTCACCATGTGGGCCTGGCCGAAGTGGAGCGAGAAGGCCGGCGGCGTCACCGGCGTTGCCGCCGACGACGCGATCGACTGCCTGTTCGAAGCCTGCTCGAAGAAGGGGCCGTGGTCGCAGGTCGAGCGCGTGCGCGGGCGAGGCGCATGGCGCGGGCAGGACGGCGCGCTCGTGCTGCACTGTGGCGACGCGCTCTTCACCGCGCACGAAGGCCGGATGCAGGTGGTCACGCTCGGCGAGGTCGGCCGCAACGTCTATCCGACACGGCCGCCGGTGCCGACGCCATGGCCCGACCATATCCCCGACACGCAGGACCCGGCGCGGCTTCTCGTGCCGCTGTTCAAGTCATGGAACTGGCAGCGGCCGGCGGTCGATCCGTTCCTCGCGCTCGGCTGGATCGGCATGGCGATGCTCGGCGGCGCCATGCCCTGGCGCCCGACCGTCTTCATCACCGGCGACAAGGCGACCGGCAAGTCCACCTTTCAGGAGGTGATCAAGGCCGTGCTCGGCGATGCGCTGGTGCAGGCGGCCGACACCACGGCGGCTGGCATTTACCAGCACGTCGGCATGGATGCGGTGCCGGTCGCTGTCGATGAATTGGAAAGCGAAGCCGATCCGCGCAAGGCCAAGAACATCATCAAGCTCGCGCGCCTCGCAGCCTCCGGCGCGCTGATGCTGCGCGGCGGCGGCGAGCATACCGGCGTGGAATTCCAGGCGCGCTCGGCGTTTCTGTTCTCGTCGATCAATCGCCCGCCGCTCGAGCCGCAGGATCTGTCGCGCCTGTGCCTGCTCCAACTCGACAAGCTGCCGAAAGATACGGTTGCAATCTCGCTCGACATGACCGCGCTTGCCAATGCCGGGCGCATGTTGCTGCGCCGGCTCGCCGAAAACTTTCACCGCTTCGACGAAACGCTGAACGCATGGCAGCGGATGCTCGCCGCGATCGGGCACGAGATGCGGGGGCAGCGCACCTATGGCGTGTTGCTCGCTTGCGCCGACCTCATGATCGGCACGGCCGCAAACGATGTCGGCTTTCCCGGCGAGGACGACCCGGTGTGGCGGGATGCGCTCGCTCCCAACCTGCTCCCCGAGATGGAAGATGCGCGCGAAAACTGGCGGGCCTGCCTCGACTACATGTTCTCGGTGCCGGTCGAGACGTGGCGCAACGGCACGCGCTCGTCGATCGGCCAGGCGGTGCAGGATTTCTACGAGGACCGCGGGCAGATCGGCGAGGACGGCTTCAGCTTCTCGAAAGCCGACGCGCTTCTGCGCACCACCGGGCTTGCCTTGCAGAAGCCCGAGCGACCGCCCGAGCCCTACTGGCTGGCGGTGCCGAACCAGCACCCGATGCTGACCCGCCTGTTCAAGGATGCGAAGTGGGCGGGCGAGCCGGGCGCCGGCGTGTGGGCCGGCGCGCTGCGGCAAGGGCCGCGCTTCGATCCGAAGATCGAGGGCAACGGCGACCCCGCGCGGCGGGGCTTATGGAAACTCGGGCAGGCAAGGATCACCGGGCGCATGTGCAAGTGCACGCTGCTCTCGCTCGATTTCGTCTGCGGCGAGCGCGGAACAAACCATGACGCGCCTGCGGGCGGGGAGGGTTCGGATGCTCCCCCGCTGTAGCCCCGACCCTAAGGATTTCAGGAAGGTTCGGCGCGGCGGGCGGGTTCGGGGTGAAACGGTCTCGATTTGTTCGTTGCTAGTGCGTTGCGCGTCAAGCCTTTGAGAGAGCGAATGAAATTCTCCTGCGAAACGATGAAACGCTGAAACGGCTCCCCCCTATACGAGCCCGCGCGCGCGTATAGGCAGCCATGGTTTCTTCGTTTCATCGTTTCACAGAGAGATTAGATTAATAAAATCAATGGGTTAGAATGAAACTGCAGAGAAACGCCAGCGCCGGGACCGTTTCCGAAAGGCAATTAAAAATTGCCGGATATTCGGGTTCGGCATGAGCGCGGGCGGGCGCAAGTCGGTGACGGCCGAGTTCGTGGGCGCGGCGAAAGCCGAGTACGAGGCCGACCGCGCGCGCGCCGAGGGCGAGCAGCCGTCGCTGTTCCCGGCGCCGACGCGCTTCTCCGGCCCGCGCGCCGACGCGCTCAACCTCGCGCTTCGAGAGCATCACGGCCCGGGCCGTCCCGCGGGATCCCCGAACAAATCGACCGAGGAATGGCGGCAGTTCCTGCTCGGTCATGGCGTCTCGCCGCTCGTGCAGATGATGCGCTGGTCGCTGATGACGCCGACCGCGCTCGCCGCCGAGCTCAAGTGCGAACGCCTGGAAGCCTTCGATCGGCTGAAAAGCCTGTGGGTCGAGCTCGCGCCCTACACGAACCAGCAGCTGCCGCGCGCGGTCGAGATCGCCGGCGCGTCGGCCGGCATGCTCGTGCTCGGCGTGATCACCGCCGAGCAGAAGGCCGACATCGAGCAGAACTTCGGGCCGGAGGCGCTGCGCCTGGTCGAAAATAAAGGCGAGGAAAATCAAGCAGTTATGATCGACGTTACCCCGCAGTCTCACGAGGGAAAGTCTCATGAGAAGTGAAGCCCTTGATTTGTCGGGTCAATTCGCAACCGACCTCCTGCTCGTGCATCAGGTGGGCTGCGCTTTGCCGGGTCGCGATCGAGCCGACCATCGGCAATTCCTATCGCCGGGTTTCTCCCCCGGGGTGTCCTGCGCTCTGCGCGCAGCTGGCGCGACCAGCCCCCGGAAAACGCGCGAGCCCCACCCGCCCGGGAGGTTCTCATACACGAAATGCGGAAATCCGCAGCTTTGGGGGCGGGCGAAACCGGATCGTCGCTTTGCGGGGTTCGGGGCCGGGGCGCGGGCATGACCATCAACGTCTCACAATTCAAACCCGCAGGGCCGATCGCGGCAAAGTTCATCAATTCGGATGCGCGAAATTGCGGGATCATGGGGCCGATGCGGTCGGGCAAGACCACGGCCGCGCTCTACAAGCGGCTGCGCCGCGCGCTCTCGCTGCCGCGATGCAAGAATGGCAACCGCTACTATTCGTTCCTTGTCGTGCGCGACAGTTACGGCGCGCTCTACGATACCACGATCCGCTCCTGGCACCGGATGTTCCCGGCGAGCGTCGGCAAGTGGAACGGCACCGACGGCCGCCCCGCGAACCATGAGCTTTCGTTCGACACGCCGGACGGCTCTCGGCTTTTCCTGCGCGCCCGCTTCGTCTCGATCCAGAAGGACAGCATCGAAAACCTGACGCGCGGCGCGGAATTCACCGACGTCATGCTCGAGGAAGCGGACCTGCTTCCCGAAGATCTCGTGAAGTTCTGCAACGGCCGTGTGGCGCAGTACCCGACGCGCGAAATGCTCGGGCCGGGCGTGAAGGCGAGCGGGCAGGTCGATGTCGTCACGAACCCGCCCGATACCGAGAACTGGTTCTACAAGCGCTTCGTCGAGGACCAGCTTCCGCTGCACGAATTCTTCCAGCAGCCGAGCGGGCTCTCGCCGGAAGCCGAGAACATCGAGAACATTCCCGAAGGCCGCGCCTACTACGAGAACCTCGCCGCGACCGAGGCCGCCTGGTACGTGCAGCGCATGGTGCACGGCCGCTTCGGCGCTTCGCGCTCGGGCGAGGCGGTCTATGCCAACGAGTACGACGACACGAAACACTGCGGCAACCGGATCATCGAGCCCGCGGACGTGCCGCTCCTCTTGGGCTTCGACCAGAACCTCGTGAACCCGGCCTGCACGATCTCGCAATGGATGCCGAGCGGACAGTGGCGGACGATCGGCGAAGTGGTGCCGGGTCGCATGGGCGGCTTCCGCTTCGGCGGTTACGTGCGCGAATTCCTGCGGCGCGAGCTGAAGGGCCTGCCGATCCAGAACGCATGGATCGACCCCTCGACTGCCGTCGGCGCCGACACCGAGGGTGGGGATCTCACCTACCTCGAAAGCCTGCGCAAAGGGCTCGGCTTCCACGTACAGCTCGCGCCGACGCAGGAGCTTTCCGCGCGCATCTCCGGCATTTCGAACTTGCTGAAGGCACCGGACATCGTGTTGCCGAGCGGCGAGAAGGTGCCGGCTTACGCGCTTTCCTCGAAGTGCAAGATGCTGCGCAAGGGCTTCCTCTCGCACTATCGCTTCAAGCGCGAGCGGAACGACCCGAAGGCGCGGCTCATGCCGAAGCCGGACAAGAACGAATATTCCGATCCGATGGATGCCGAGGCGTACAAGATCAACGGCGCCTTCGGCATCCACAACATCACCGGAAACGTGCAGGTCGTGCCGCGCTATCAGCCGCCGAAGCCCGCCCGCCCGCAGTCTTTCGTGAACCCCGCCAATCGCGGCGACTTCGACGTGTTCAAGGTCTAGGCATGGTCACGATCGAAAGCCCCGCTGCGAAGCGGCAAATCATGCGCATCCTGATGGCCGGCGCGCCGCCGGCCTCGGTCGCGCGGCTCCTGCACGGCGAGTTCGACAACCTCGATCGCGGCGCGTCCTACGTGCTGATCGAGGACGGCCAGCCGCTTGCGGCGTCGGGCTTTGTCCGCATCGAGGAGCCTTCGCCGGTCTCGCTGTCGATTGCAGGCATGAGGCCCGTGTTCGTCCTGTGGTTTCTATCGAGCCGTCACGCGGCGCCGCACGTCCGGCTGATCGCGACCCGCGCGCGGGCGGAGATGCGGGCGCTCGCCGCTGCCGGCTGCTGCGTGCTTGCCGACATCGACGCCGGATTTTCCTCGGCAAAGAAGCTCGCGCGGCTCTGCGGGATGCTCCCCCGGGTCGAAGTCGAAGGGCATCACTTGTGGGAATTCACTGACGCACCGATCGAGAAGGACAACGGCCATGGAAGCGATCTCGGGACTATTCGGCGGGAAGAAAGCCGAGCGCCAGATGCGACAGCAGCAGGAGCAGGACCGGCAGAACGCCCAGGCGGAGCAGGCGACGGCGCGGATGCAGCAGAACAAGGCCGCGGCTGACGCCGCCGAAGCCGACCAGAAAACCAAGCAGGTCACAAGCGTGCGCGGCCGGCGCGGTCTCGCGGCCTATCTGCCGTCGAGCGAACTCTCCGACACGCTCGGATAACCCATGCCGCAGACCGTATCCGCGCCGAACATCCAGTCGCAGTCGCAGACCCCGAAAGAGGAAAGCGACTTCGAGCGCTGCGTCCGGCGTTCCGGGCGGTTGTGGAACCGCGGCGACCAGTGGCGCGCGACGCTTGACGAAATCCACGAGCTTTCCCCGGTGCGGCGCCATGCCAGCCGCTCGGGCAATACGATCGCGAACGACCGGCAGTTCGACGGCACGCTCTCCAACGCGCAGATGCGCTTCGCCGGCCGCCTGCAGACCGACCTCACGCCGACCGACGAGCAGTTCGCGATCCTCGAGCCCGGCCCGCTGATGCCGGCGGGCGACGAGCGCAAGCAGCTTGCAACCGATCTCGACGGCATCACCAAGCTCGTCGATGCCACGCTCTCGAACGACGTGTTCCAGACCGCCTCGGTCGAGGTCTATGCCGACCTGTTCGCAGGCCAGGGCGCGATGATCTCGAACCCGGGCGAGGACTACGACGACATCGTGAACGATGTCGCGGTGCCGAGCTACGAGATCGTGCCGGAGGAAGACGGCTATGGCCGCGTGAAGGGCGTGGTGTGGCGGCGCATGCACTATGCCGACAACCTGCCCGGCACCTTCCCGAAAGCGAAGTTCTCCGACCAGCTCATGCAGCAGATCAAGGCAGAGCAGGACCGCGAGATCGAGGTCACACAATACACCTATCGCGACGAAAAAGGCCGCTGGCAGCACCGCGCCATGATCAAGGGCGAGAGCGCCTATGCCGCGCAAAGCAATTCGCGCGTTTCGCCCTGGCTCACGCCCCGCTTCTTCAAGCTGCCCGGCATCGCGCAGGGCTTCGGTGTCGCGCATCTCGCGCTGCCGCACGCCAAGACCGTGAACAAGGCGCGCGAGCTCGCGCTGAAGGCGGCGGCCTTCGCGCTCCTCGGCCTCTGGATGCAGCGCGACGACGGCGTGTTCGATCCCGATACTGCGCGCTTCCATCCGGGCGCGTTCCTGAAGGTCGGCTCGACCGGCGGGCCGATGGGTCCGACGCTCTCGCGCATGGAGCTGCCCGGGAATTTCGACATCTCCTCGATCACGATCGACGACGAGCGCGAGCAGATCAAGATCGCCACCTTCGACGACCGCCTGCCGCCCATGACCGGCGCGGTGCGCACGCCGACCGAAATCGTCGAGCGCATGCGCAGGCTCGACGCGGACTGGGCCGGCGTGGACGGCCGTCTTTCGCGCGAGATCATCCGGCCGCTTTATGCGCGCCGCCTCGAAATCCTCGAACAGAGAAACATCCTGCCGACCAAGCTGACGATCGACCAGCTCCTGGTGAAGTGCTCGATCGTGTCGCCGATGGCGCGCGCCCGCCGCACCCGCAAGGCGCAGACGATCGTCGAGGGCCTCACGCTCACGGCATCGCTGGTCGGCAAGGAACTCATGATGATGATCGCCGATGTCGAAGAGGCGGTGATCGAAATCCTGCGCGAGCTCGGCGTACCCGAGCGCCTGATCCGCTCGAAGGAAGCCCGCGCGCAGCTGCAGCAGATGATCGGCCAGATCATCGCGCAGCAGCAGATGGCCGCGAACCCGGCCGCCGCACCGCCGGAGGCCGCATGAGCAGCCAGCCATCGCTCGAAGACCTCGTGCAGAAATTCATCGACGGCGGCTGGGATACGCTGTCGGCCGCGACCGACCGCACGAGCTCGGACAAAAGCCAGCGCGTCTCGAAAATGAAAACCGTCTCGGAGGACGTGCTTGCCGTTGCGCAAACGCCGCAGGGTCGCCGGATGATCGAGTGGATCTTCGACCAATCCATCCGCCGCGCCTCGTGGGTCGCGACAAGCACGAACACGATGGAGCAGATCGCGCCCTACGGGCTTCTGCGCGAGGGCCAGAATTCGATTGCCGCCATGATCGTCGGTGCGCTGCGTCACGCCACCGGCGGCGATATTTCATTCCTGACGCAAGGAGAGAGCAATGAGCACCGCACCCGCAACCGACCCGGCCGCTTCGAACGGTGGAAACGCCGCACCCGCCGCAGGCTCGCCTCCGCCTTCGGCCGCACCCGCCGCTGATGGCGGCGTGCCGGGGCCGAAGACGACCCCGATCCCCGATGTGAAAGCGGCCGGCGATCCGCCTGCTGCGCCCGCCGCAGGCGAAATCTACAAGCCCGAGGGCATGCCGGACGATCTCGTCGGCAAGACCAACCAGGAGACCATCGACAAGCTGTTTTCGATCAACAGGGGCTTTCGCGAGGCGCAGTCGAAGAACGGCGCGGTGCCGAAGGATGCCGACGGCTATGGTGCCATCGCGCTGCCCGAGGCGGTCGCCGCAAAGATCGGCGATCTCTCGAACGACCCGGCCATGAAGATCGTGCAGAAGGTCGCGCACGAGGTCGGCATGACCGACAAGGCCTATGGCGCCTTCCTGCCGAAGGTGATCGAAGCCTTCGACAAGGCGGGCCTGATCACCGACGCCAGCGAGTTCGACCCGAAAAAGCAGTTCGAGCTCCTGGCCGCCGACCACAAGGACGTGACCGACCCGCGCGAGCGGGAGGTCGTGGTCGGCAAGCGCGTCACGAACGCGAAGGCTTCGCTCGACGGACTGCTCGCCAAGGGCGCAATCGACAAGACCGACCACGAAAACCTGATGGCCCTGCTGCCCGTGGCCACCTCGTTCCGCACGCTCGAGAAAACCATTAAGGCGCTTTCCGGCGGCGACGGCGGCGTGCCGCTGCCCGGCGACGGCGCGGGAAGTGGTGCCGGGCTTTCGGAAAGCGAGATCGACCAGCGCATGCTCGACCCGCGCTATGACACCGGCCATCCGAAATACGACGCGAACTTCCGCCGCGAGACCGACGAGATGCTGCGGAAGTTCACGCAGAAAAAGCGCTGACGCGGCTGGATTTGCTCTCTCGCCCGTCTCGCCTGCAGCCCGCGCCTCCGGCGCGGGCTGTTTCTTTCCCGACCCCGGATGCTCCCCCCTCTCGTGTCGCGGCCGTACTGGCGAAAGCGACGCAGACGGATGGACCCGGCTGACGCGGAAGCTACCGGCGCAAGCGCTGGCCCGAAGCGAAAGCTGGCAATCGGCCTGAAGCGGAAATTTCAACCGTTTTTCTCGTGCGCACGGTTCACGCCTTCGGGCAACGCCGGCCGCACCGGAGGGTCAGATCATGGTCGCACAGGCCGATGCCTTTTATGAGACCCAGTGGCTCAAGGGCACCATTCTCAAATTCCAATCCGAGGGCTTCGTCACGAAGGGCCTCGGGCTCGCTCCCGCGCAGGTCAACGCCAACGAAGTGAAGTGGCGTCTCGCCGGCGCAGGCACTGCCGTCACGCTGCAGCGTGGCGCCCACGAAGTCGTGCCGATGAACGCGGCACGCGAAATCGTCACCGGCACGATGACGGCGAAACAGGCCGCCGAATACATCGACGGCGTGGACGTGAACCGCATGTCCGAGAACGAAAAGGACATCGTGAACCGGACCTGCGCCATGGCGCTCGGCCGCGCGCACGACGGCATGTTCTCGGATGCGCTGGTCGCGGGCGCGACCTCGCTCGGTAGCTCGATCGGCGACTTCTCCAGCAAGATGACGCTCGGGATGCTGATCGAGGCGAAGGCCGCGCTCGAGAAGCGGCTGAAGCGGGCGGCCAACTACCGCATCTTCGGTCTCTTCACTTCGAACCCGTGGAACCAGCTGCTGACCTTCCCCGAGTTTTCGAACTCGCAGTGGGTCGGCACCGATCTGCCGTTCTCGAAGATGACCGACCGCCGCGCGTGGAACGGCATGTACCTGATGCAGGTGCCCGACGACATGCTGCCGCTCGCCAACACCGACGACCGCACCTGCTTCCTGTTCGCGCAGGAAGCGATCGGCCAGGCGAACGCGCAGACGCTCACCGGCCATGTGTCCTGGGAGAACTCGCGCACCGCGTGGCTCCATAACATGTGGCTCGACATGTGCGTGAAGTGCCTGCAGCCGGAAGGCGTGCAGGACATCAAGGTCGATGACAACGCGGCCATCGAGACCATGAGCACGCAGCTCCTGACGGCGCTCGGCTCGTAACGACCAACCGGCGGGCGGCATCAGCCGCCCGCTTCTTCCCTCGTGGCGTGCCCTCCGGTCGAGAAACACCGGACACGCTTAGGAAACGACAATGGCTTTCGCTGCAGAAAATCTCCGCCGCATCGGCTTCGGCGGCACGCTCTCGAAGAGCGCCGCACCCGCGGTCGTCGCCCACTTTGTCACGAACGACACGCTCGCCGCCGCGCTCGGCGCCAACTACTTCGACGCTGCCGCGGCGCTCATCCCGAAGGGCTCGCTGATCATCGGTGCCTTCGACATCGACGGCACCCCGCAGGCGGGCCTCCTGCTCGTGACGGCGAACACCGGCTCGGCAGTCACGGTCGCGGCGATGCCGTTCACCGCGCTCGGCCTCACGCCCGGCACGCTCGGCACCAACGGGCAAATCCTGAAGATGAACTCCGGCGCGACCGCGCTCGAGTGGGCGTCCGACGCCACCTAACCGCGGCGACGCGAACACATTCGGCGGAGCCGCGGGAAAACCCGCGGCTCCGTATTTGATTTCACGGAGTGACGCATGGCGCTGAACCGGGCCGATGTCATCAACCGCTCGCTCGTGCGGATCGGCGCCCTGCCGCGGCAGGTGGCCGATCTCCAGCTCGACAGCGAAGACCTCGTGATGACCTACGAGCAGCGCGTCGCCAACACGCTCACGGTGTTCCCGTGGAAGGAAACCGTGAAGCGCCTGCAGCTCGTGCGCGGCGAAGTTCCCGATGCCTGCGACTACGATTATGCCTATCTCCTGCCGTCGGATTGCGCCGGGCATCCGCTGGAAGCCTGGTCGTCGGCCGCCTGCGCCGAGCACGACCGGCTCAAGCTCTATGAGCTCGGCCTCGACAAGCAGCATCGGCTCGCGATCCTCACCGATGCGGCGGTCGTGGTCGCCGCCTACCAGAAGCTGACGCCGCCTTCGCTGTGGTCGCCGCCGCTCCTCGAGCTCGTCATTCAGGATTTGATGTCGGCTTACGCGCTGCAGGTGCGGCAGGACCGCACGCAGATGATCGAGCTCTACGAGCTTGCGTGGGGCTCGACCGAGCGCAATGCGCAGGGTCAGTTCCATAAGGCGAAGCAGATGCAGTCGGCGCGCTCGCCCTCGAAGGTGATCACGCTCGAAGACGGGCCGCTTGTGCGAGCGAGGTCCTAGTGGCCCGCCGCACGCATACCTTCTACAGCTTCAACAACGGCGAGCTCGACCCGAAGCTGTGGTCGCGCGCCGACGTTAAGCACTACCATTCCTCGCTCGCCCGCGCGAAAAACACGCTCGGCCAGCCGCAGGGCGGGCAGCGCCTGAAGTTCGGCACGCGGCATCGGGCGATCTGCCGCCGCATCATGGTCGCGCAGTCGTTTTCCGGCGCGACCGTCACCGCGCCGAACGGCGGCACCGCCTCGAACCTGACCGACGGCAATCAGGCAACGGCGCTGCAGACCGACGAAATCACGTCCGGCACCTTCCGGGTGCTGAAGATCGACTTCGGCGCGCCGGTCTCGCTTGCCGCCTTCGATCTCCTCGGCGCGCGCTGCGAGAGCGGCGAGCAGGTTGCAAATGCCATCCAGGTGCGCACGTCCGCCGACGATGTGACCTACACGAATTTCGGCACCGCCTATCCGATGTCCAAGAACGCGCGCAACATCCGCGCGGCGCTCGCGCCGAAGCAGACGCGCACCGCGCGCTACTGGGATGTTGTGATCGTCAATGGCGAGAGCCACGGCGATTTCCTACTGAACGAGATCGAAGCCTTCACCGCAGGCGACCGTTCGGCCGGGCGGCTGTTCGAAGTGAACCGCGACCCCGACAACATCTATGCGCTGGTTGCGACCGGCGGCAATGTCGATGTGTTCGAGGCGGGCGTGTGGCGCGCTGCGATCCGCATCCCGCATAGCTCGGCGCAACTCGCGGAGCTGACGTGGACCACGAGCGCGGATAGCGTCTATCTGTTCCACAAGGACGTGCCGGTGCGGCGGCTGTTGCGGCTCGGCGCGGCAGCGCACTGGTCTTCGTCCGAGCAGACGTTCACGAACATCCCGCGCTTCGACTTCGGCGATGTGACCTACACGAACGGCGTGAACGAGAAGCAGCTGCTCGCCTTCTCGCTCGGCGCGACCTCGCTGCGCTATACGCTGACGATCGAAGGTTACACGACCGAGGCCATCGAGTTTTCCGACACGCTCGCGACCCACAACACGAACATCCAGACCGCGCTCGAAGCGCTGCCGAACGTCGAGGCGGGGCTCACCGTCACCACGAAATACAACGCCGGCAGCGGCAACCCGACCCAGCACGTGCTGATCGAATTCACCGGCGGCCGGAACGCGGCCCGACCTTGGCTCGAGCTGATCCCGCGCATCCTCGTCACCGATGTCGGGAGCACGGTCACGGCAAGCCGCGAGCAGCGCGGGCGCAAGGGCGGCGAGGATTTGTGGAGCGCCACGCGCGGCTACCCGCGCTGCGGCGTGATCTTCAACGAGCGGCTGGTGCTTGCGGGCTTCCGCGGTATCGGTTCCGCGCTCGCCTTGTCGCGGCCCGGCGAGCTCTTCGACTACGACACCGAGTTCGAAGGGCCTTCTGGCGCGATCCTCGATCTTCTCGGATCGGATGACGACCGCACCGTGCGGCGGCTGCATGTCGGCCGGCATCTGCAGGTCTTCACCAACACGAGCGCGCACTATGTTTCGAACCGCACGATCGACAAGACCGAGCCGCGCAACTACGTGCAGTCCGCGCGCGCCGGCATAGCCGCAGGTTCGCGCTCGATCGACCTGCAGGGCGCCACGGTTTACATCGAAACCGACCCGGAAGCCCCGGGCGGCGAGGTCGTGCGCGAATTCCTGTTCTCGGATGTCGAGCAGGACTATCAGGCCACGAACCTTTCGATCCTGCAGTCGCACCTGATCACCGGCGCGCTCGACCTTGCGGTCAAGCGCTCGTCGTCCTCCTCCGACAGCGACATCGTGTTCGTGGTGCGCGCGGACGGGCATCTCTCCGCGATGACGGCGCTGCGCACGGAAGACGTGAACGGCATCACTTGGTGGGGCAACGAGACCGGAGCCTATCGCTCGGCCTGCGTCGAGAACCGCGGGCTCGTGCATTTTCTGCGCGAGGTCGAGATCGGCGAGGACGACGAGCTGGTGCTGGAAACCGCAGACCAGGACATCGTGCTCGACGGCGCGGTCGATGGCGTGGTCGCCGGCACGACCGTTTCCGGGCTCGAAGCGCTCGAGGGCGCAAGCGTGTGGGCCTATCTCGACGGCGCGCCCTACGGCCCGTTCGAGGTCGAGGACGGCGAGATCGAACTGCCGGTGGAAGGCGTCGAAGCGGCGCTGGTCGGCCGCTGGTCGCCGCCCGAACTGCGCACGCTGCCGATCCGTCCGCAGGACAGCGAGAGCGCGCCGGTGCGGCCGAAGCGCGTGCACAAGGTGTTCGCCTCGGTGCTCGAGACCGGCAACATCGCGATCGGAGCAAATGGCGGACCCGTGCGCGAGGTGCCGGTGTGGCGCTTCGACGAGGTGCTCGATGTGCCCGTCGAGGAGCGCCTCTTCACCGGCGAGGCGGTGCGCGACGGCATGCTCGGCTGGACTATGCAAGGCGAGATTTTCATCACGCAGACGAAACCCGCGCGGCTCGAATTGCGCGGGCTTCGCGCGGAATACGACGGCTAGGAGAAGCAACATGGAGATGATCGGCTCGATCTTTGCGGGTTCTGCGGCGTCCGCCACGGCAACCGGCGCGGCGGCCGCGACCACTGCAGCGCCGAGCGCCGGGCTGTTTTCGTTTCTGCCCGGCGGCTCCACGGCCATGACCGTGCTGCAGGGCGTGACGACCGCCTTCTCCGCTGCCGCCGCCATGGGCCGCGGTCTCGCCGAGGCGGGAGCGAAGCGCTCCGACGCAAACCAGATGGACACGCGCGCCGAGCAGGAAATGCTCGTCGGCGAGACCGAGCAGAAGAAGGCGAAGAAGGCGCTGCTGCAGCAGGTCTCGAAGACGCAGGTTGCCTATGCCGCAAGCGGCATCGACCTTTCTGCCGGCACCGTGCTGACCGCGATGGACGAAGCGACGGAAGATGCCGAGGCCGATCTCTCGACCTCGCGCACGCTTACCTTGCAGCGCGCCTCGAACTATCGCCGCCGCGCGACGCAGCTGCGCGCGGAAGCCGACCTCGCCGAACAGTCCGGCAAGATGTCGGCGTTTGGACACTGGGCCAATTTCGGCATCGGCCTGTTGCGGCGGGGGTAAGGCATGAGCACGAACCGGCAGGCACAGGCAGTCCGCGCACCCGAATACGACGGCAAGCCGCGGCTTGAACCCACGCCGTTCATCTCCGCGGGCGACGGCGGCGGGCAGTATTTCGCGCGCGCCGAGCGCATGTTCGCGGGGCTCTCCGAAGACATCGGCAAGCTCGCCGATACCGCGGCCACGATCGAGGGCCGCACCGCCGGCGCGGAAGCCGGCATGTCGCAGGAGTTCCGCCCGACGCGGCACTTCTCGCTGCGCGCCCGCGCCTATGACGACGCCGGGATCGACGCCTACCGGCTGACGATGCAGACCCGCATCGCCGAGGAAAGCCGGAAGATCGTCCAGCAATACGGCAACGATCCGGTGAAGCTGAAGGAAGCCTTCGCCGATCTGAAGCGAAAGGAAACCGACGGCTTCCCCGAGATCACGCCGCAGGCGACCGCGATGATCGCCCGCGCCGAGTTTGGCGCGCAGCGTGCGGCAGTGCGCGGTGTCGCGGCATCCGCGCACAAGGCGCATGTCGAGACACTCGAGAAGAACCTCGAGGCCCGCTTCTCGCTGATCGACCGGCAGGCCTCCGTGCTCGGTCTCGACGCCGAGGCCGACAAGAAGATCGCGGCCGAGCTCGACCAGCTGCGCACCGACGTGCGCACCGCGGAGAAGCAGCGCTACATCTCGACCAAGGCCGCCGACGCGGTGATCGCAAAAGCCGAAGGCATCGTCGTACATGCGCGCGTGAAAGGCGCGTTCGAGCGGCTGCCGGACTTCGAGACGCGGCAGAAGTTCTACGACGAGTTCGTCCAGAATTATTCGAAGGGCAACGACAGCTTCGGCAAGATCGACCCGCAGACCTTCCATAGTGTCCGCGATGTCATGGCCTCGCACCTGAAAAGCGAGAGCGTCGCGATTTCCGCGAACAACCGGAAACTTGCAGTTGAGATCGACGCGATCGAGAAGCAGCTTGCGCAGAGCGGCATCCAGCCGCCGCAGGAGCAGGTGCTGTCGCTGCAGGCGAGGGTCGCAAACACGAACGACCCCGAGCTTGCCGCGCGCCTGCAGCGCACGGAAGCGGTGCTGAAGCTCTCCGAGAACCTGAAGAAGAGCCCGCTCGCCGACGCCGAGGCGCAGCTCTCCGCGATCGACAAGCTGATCGAAGAGAAAGGCGGCTCGCCGGATGCGCTCGCCGCGCGCAATGCCGTTTCCGGCATCGTGCGGCGGATGAAGGAAGAGCTCGGCAAGAACCCGCTCGGCTGGGCCGACCGCACCGGGCTCTCGAAGGTGCCGCCGATCGACTTCACCACGGACGGCGCGATCTACCAGCTGCGCAACCGCGTCGCGCAGGCGGAAGCCGTCGCCACGCATTACGGCGTGCAGCCGAATTATCTCCTGCCGCAGGAGCGCGCCGCGCTCGAGCAGATCGCGGCAAAAGGCGGCGACGACCTGATCAAGGTCTCGCGCTTCATCGCCGATGCAACCGGCGACCGTGCGCCCCAGGTGCTGCGCGAGATCGGCCAGCAGTCGCCGGTCGTCGCCCATATCGGCATGCTCACGCGCGACGGCGGCGCGGAGCACTTCGCGCTCGATGTCGCCGAAGCGCTGAAGGTTCGCTCGAACCCGGAGGCGAAACTGCCGAAGTGGTTCACCGACCGGCCGCCCGAGAAGGTGCTGGACGCGCAGCTCAAGGCCTCCCGCGCGCTGTTCGGCACCGCGTTCTCGCTGCTGCCGGAAACGCAGCGCGCCGCGGAGACTGCGGCAGCGGCGGCCTTCCAGAGCCGCGCGTTGCGGCGCAGCCTCGATCCGGTGCTTGCTTCACCCGATGCGCGCGACACCTTCGCGCGCACGCTGCAGGAAGCGGCGGGTGCGAGCTACGACCGCGACGGCAACCAGTTCGGCGGCGTCGTCAACATCGGCGGCGGCTTCTTCGCCGCCCGTCCGCAGACGCAGGTGCTGGTGCCGGCGAACGTGAAAGCCGACCGCTTCGGCGATGTCCTGTCCACGATCACGAACGACGACCTGAAGACGCTGCCAATGCCGCCGCTTTCGCCGGACGGCAAGGATTACACTGCGCTCGACCTGCAGCGCGCCCGCCCGGTCGCGGTGCCGGGCGGCTATCGCTTCGCCTTGGGCGATCTCGACGGCGATCCGAAGTGGATGCGCGGCGCGGACGGCAAGCCCTTCGTGCTGCCCTCGCTCTTCATCGAATACACGTTGCGCCAGCGCGTGCCCGACGCCTTCCGCGGGGGGCGCTGATGCAGCTCTACGAAAACCCGCGCGAGCGGCCGGCATCCTTCGCGCTTCCCGGCGAGAATTCGTCTTTCCTCGAGCGCATCACCGAAGCGGCGCCGGGTGTTGTCGATATGATCACCGCGCCGCTCGGCAACCCGAACCTTGCGATCCGCACCGCGCGGGCAAGCTCCGAGCTCTACGATCTGGTCTGGGCGGCGGAGCGCGAAACGCTCTTGTCGCGCACCGTGACGTCGCGACAGGTTTCGCTCGAAGAGGCAGCGGACGCGCAAATCCGAAAGCTCTCGGAAGCAACCGGCGTGCAGCTCGAGAACCCGTTCCGCGACGGCTACTATCGCGAGGCCCGCGACCGCGTGCTCGCAGCCCTTCGCGCGCGCGGCGAGTTCAATCCGAACGCGCTCCTGCAACACACCGGAGAACTGGAAGCCGAGCAGCGCAACCTCTTCAACGAGAAGATGGAAGAGCTGCTCGCGCGCTTTCCCGACAAGGCTGAAAGCCTGCGGCCGGCGCAGACCTTCGAACAAACGGCGGGTGCCAGCGCAACGCAGGCCGAGAACGCGGCCAATGCCGCGCGCACCAAGGCCGAGAACGCCGACGCGCCATGGGCTGCGCGCTTCGGCGCGGAGCTCGTGGGCGGGATCATGGGCTCGCGGCGCGATCCCCTGTTCATCGCTTCGCTCTTTGCCGGACCCTATTCGGCGATCGGGAAAACCGCAGGCTCCCGCATCGTCTATTCGGCGATCGCAAACGGCGTGGTCAATGCTACTGCGCAGGCGCTGGCGCAGCCTGCGGTGCAAGCGTGGCGGGCCGAGCGTGGCCGCGAATATGGCGTGCTGCCGGCGCTCGAGGAGGTCGGCTTCGCTTTCATCCTCGGCATGATCCCGGGCGCTGCGGTGCAGGGCGTGTCCGAAGCGCTGAAGCACCCACTCACACGGATCGCACGCGGCGAGGGATCGCTCGCCGATGCGAAGGCGGCGGCGGAAGCGCTTGGCGTGCGGCTGGATGAAGACACGACCCGCGCTCTCGTCGCCGCCGATCGCGCGGCAGCCGAGGAAACCCTGCTGCTCTCCGAGCGCCCGAAGGGCGTGCGCGCCGAGGAGCACGCCGATGCCATCGCCGCTGCGATCCGCGCGGAGGTGGAGCCCGCAGCACCGCCTCCCGCGCCCTATCGCGCCGTGCCCGAGAACGTCACGGGCGAAGCGGCGGAGAAGGCGCTGAAAGAAAGCCCGACGGCTGCCGATGCGCTTGCGGCGCTTCGCGACGATCCGCAGCTGCGCGCGTCGGCTGCGGCTTCCGAGAACCCGGAAGTGCGCGCTGCCGGTGTTTTGGCCGAGGGCTCCGACGAACTGGTGCAGGACGTGCTGAACGGGCGCGTCTCGCCGCGTGCCGCGCGCGCGGCGCTCGATGCCGGCGTGCCCGAACTCGACCAGGTAACGGTCGCCCGCAGGATCGAGGATGCGCGGCTTGAAACCGAAGCCGAGATGCGGGCGCTGGCTGCGAACGAAATCCGCGAGGCTTATCCGCGTGCCGTGCGTACCGATCCGATGCCGCGCCTGCCCGAGGGTGTCGAAGTCGTGGGCGAAGGGCTGAACGGCCCCGTGCTTCGCGGTTTCGCCGGCCGGTTTCTCGATGCGGTCAACTGGCTGCGCCGTGCCGGCAGCGGCGATGCGCTGGAAGTGCTCGAACTTCCTGCGCGGCCGGGCGAGCGGATCGATCTGATCGCGGGCCGGGAAGGCCCGGACGGTTACGGCGTGCGCCACATCGACAGCCAGCATCCCGGCGATCTCGACAAGCTGCCTACGCTCTGGCCGCGGCTTGCGATCCGCGACGAAGGGCCGTCGCGGATCGTGCTTGAAAGCGCGGAAGCCCGCGCCGTGGTCGTCAAGAACTTCGCCGGCGCAGAGAAGCGCTGGCTGCTTACGTTTTTCGAGAGGAAGGGTGACCGGTCCGGCAGCGGGCCTATCGAGGTCGCTGCCGATCAAGGTCCGGCCCTGCGTTCCCCGGACCGACCGGCCAGAACAGATGTAAGCCCAACGGCGCCCGCGCGCAACATGGATCCCGCTGACCCGCTGAACCTCGTGCCTGTCACACGTGACGACGGCACGACCGTGCTGGTCTCGCGCGATGCGGTCGAGCAGGCCGGCGCTCGTTCCGAGTATCTTTCCGACCTCGTGAGGGCGTGCAAAGAATGAGCTTCCGCGATTGCATCATCTCCGCGCGCGAACAGGGTGGGCTTTCTCCCGAGGAAGCCGACGACCTTCTGCGCCGCTACGAAAGAAACCGCGCGGCGTTCGGCGACGGCGCAAAGGAAAAGCTGGAAGAAGAACTTTCTGCGGAAGCCAAGCGCAAGCTGCGGCTGGCGACGCTCGCGCGCGAGAAGCAGGAGCGCATCGCGCAACATCTCGAAACCTTCCGCAATGCGAGCGGGAAGGCCGATGTGTTCGAGGCGGCGCTGAAGCTGATCGAGAGCTTCGGCTTTTCCGGCACCGACAACCTGCGCGGCCTGCAGCATGCGATCGTTGCGATGTCGCACGGCCGCATGGCCGAGCTGATCCAGACCTTCGAGCGCAACTTCTACACGGGGCTGCATACGAACAAGCCGCTCGCGAACGATGTTGTGCGCGAGATGCTCGGGCAGGACACCGCGAAGCCCGAAGCGAAGGCCATGGCCCGCGCGGTTGCGGAAGTCTTTGACGATCTTCTCGAGCGGTTCAACAAGGCGGGCGGCGATGTCGCCCGCCTCGAGCGCTACATTCCGCAGCACCACAACCCGCTCGCGCTGATGAAAGCGGGCTTCGAGCAATGGCGCGACTGGATCGTGCCGCGGCTCGATCGCGCGAAGATGCGCGACCCGCTGACGGGCGGCGCGCTTTCCGCCGATCGTTTCGAGGAAAGCCTGCGGGCTGCTTTCCGCAACATTACGACCGACGGCTGGGAAGGGCGGACGCCTACGCAGCAGCGCATGGGCGCCGGGGCGATTGCCAACCAGCGGCAGGAGCACCGCTTCCTGCAGTTCCGCGATGCCGACGCCTGGCTCGAATACGACCGGCAGTTCGGCCACGGCGATCCGCTGGTCGCGATCTTCTCGCACGTGAATTCGATGGCGCGGGACATCGCGGCCATGGAAATCTTCGGCCCGAACCCGAACGCTATGATCGAGTGGCTGAAGCAGGTCGTGCAATCGGAAGCCGGGAAGGCGCAGCTTTCGCAGCAAAGCCTGTTCAACGCGAAAGCCTGGACCACGCAGGGCACCATGGATGCCGGCGAGAAGGCCGCGCAGCGGATCGAGGACGTTTACCAGTTTGTGCGCGGCCGGCGGCCTGTTTCGCAGCAGCTCGCGAACACCACAGGCGACGTGCGCAACGTGCTTACGTCGATCATGCTGGGCTCGACCTCACTGATCGCGGCCACGACCGATCCCTTCATCGAGCTCTCCGCGCGCCGCGCGCTCGGTATGCCGCTCAAGGACCTGCTCGGCTCGAACGCGAAGGTGTTTGCCGATACCGTTTCACAGTTTTTCGCGCAGCTGCCTGCGGCGAAGATCGTCTCGCGTGTGATCGACGGCATGACCGGCGCGCCGCGCGAGATGGCCGCGCGCTCGGCGATGATCGCCGACGAATTCCTGCACATTCTCGGGGATGAAGCCCGCTATGCCGGGACCCTCGGCGGGCGCACCTGGTCGCGCTGGCTAGCCGACCGCACGCTGACGCTCACCGGCCTCTCGCCGATGACGAACGCGCGCCGCGCGGTGTTCGGTCTCGACATGCAGGCCTTCATGGCCGACCTCTCCGGCAAGACCTTCCCAGAGCTCCCCGAGCGCTGGCGGATCAAGATGGAAGGCTACGGCATTACCGCCGCCGACTGGGACGTGATGCGGGCCGTGCCGCACTACACGCCCGATGCCGGCGCTTCGGGCTTCCTGCGGCCGATCGACATTGCGAGAGCGGACGAGCGCGTGGCCGAAAAGTTTTTGCAGATGATCCTCGGCGAGACCGAGCGGGCGGTGCCTTCCGGTACGGCACGCTCGAAGTCGCTGATCATCGGCGGCGGCAAGAAGGGCACGATCGCGACCGAGCTCGTCGAAGGCTTTACGCAGTTCAAGGCCTTTGGCCTTTCGATCACGACCCTGCAGCTCGAGGCGATGGGCCGCGCCACGCAGCACTTCGGCAAGCCCGGCGGTGCCGCGCATGCGGCCTGGTTGCTTCCGCTTGCGACGCTCGGCGCCGCCGTCGGTATCCAGCTGCGGCATCTCGCGCAGGGCCGCGACCCGGAGCGGATCGACACGCCGAAGTTCTGGCTCTCGGCACTCGCACAGGGCGGCGGCTTCGGCATCTTCGGCGACTTCCTGTTCGCGGAATGGAACCGCTTCGGCCGCACGCTCGGCGAGCAGGTGGCGGGGCCGCAGGTCGGCCTCGTGTCGGACCTCTTCAAGCTCACGCTCGGAAACGTGCAGAACGTGCTCGAAGGCAAGGGTGGCCGCTTTGCGAACGATGCAGCGCTTTTCGCGGGGCGCTACACGCCGTTCCTTTCCTCGGCCTGGCAGACCCGTCTCGCCTACCGGAGGCTCGTGGTGAACCAGCTGCAATGGCTGCTCGACCCGCAGGCCGAGCGGAAATTCCGCGACGAGCAGCGGCGCTTCCTGCGCGAGCGGGGCCAAGGCTTCTGGTGGGCGCCGGGCGACACCGCGTCTTCGCGCCTGCCGCAGGCACCGCAGCCGATCCCCGAGAAGAAAAAGCGCTGATCTTTCTGGCCGCAACGTCGCGGACTGCGCGGGCTTCGCCCGCTTCGCTCGACGACGCGGCGGCTTTACGGATGCTCCCCCGGCCGTGGCCCGGCCCGCATCTTCCGGCGCATGGCCGATGTCGATATTGAAGAAAACGACCGCTACTGCACCGCGACCGCGACCGGCGGCGAAACCGCCGTGCCTGCGGACTTCCCGATCTATGACCAGACCGAGATCCTCGTCGAGCGCACCCGCGCGGGCGTGAAGCTCGCGCTCACGAACCCGACGCATTTCACGATTTCCGATGTCGGCGAGGAGGACGGCTTCTCGGTCGATCTCGTTGCGGCGGCGCAGGCCGGCGACTTCTTCGAAATCTGGGGCAAGACGCGGCTCGAGCGGGTCGGCGGCTATAACCAGTCGAACTTCCAGGCCGACGCGCTGAACCGCGAGTTCGACCGCAAGACCTTCATCGAGCAGGAGCGCCGCCGCGACACCGCCCGCGCGCTTCTGAAGGACCTCGCGCTCAACAAATACGACGCCGGCGGCGCGCGGATTTCGAACGTCGGCACGCCTTCGGCTTCCTCCGATGCGGTGCCGGTGAGCTACCTCGACAGCGAATTCCGCGACGGCCTCGAGGCGCTGGTCGAGGAAGCCGAAGGCTACAAGGACGACGCGGCGGCGGATGCTGCGCAGACCGCCGAGGACCGGATCGCGGTTGCGGCGAACGCGCTTGCGGCTTCGAACGCGCAAACCGCCGCGGAAGCCGCGCAGGCGGCGGCCGAAGCTGCCCGCGACGAGGCCGAGGAAGTCGTCGGCAACGACTACCAGCTCAAATCCGAAAAGGGGCAGGCGAACGGCTATGCCTCGCTCGACGAAAGCGGGCTGGTGCCGAGCACGCAGCTGCCGTCCTTTGTCGATGACGTGATCGAGGCCGCGAACTTCGCGGCACTCCCCGGCACCGGCGTGACCGGCAAGATTTACGTCACCCTCGACAACAACAAGACCTATCGCTGGTCCGGCTCGGCCTATGTCGCGGTGAACGAATTCACCGAGGCGATGGTGCGCGCGACCCCGCTCACCGGGCTCGACACCGGCAGCGCGGCTGACGTCGAGGCGACCGACACGGTGCTCGAAGCGCTCGGCAAGCTGCAGGCGAAGGCCGCGGCAGGCGGCGGCTTGCCGAAGAACTACCTCACCGGCCTCACGCTCTCGAACAACGCATCCGATGCCACGAACGACATCGACATCGCCGTCGGTGCAGCGCGCGCCGACGGCGATGCGGCCGACATGGTGCTCGCCGCCGCACTCACGAAGCGCCTCGACGCGGCCTGGGCGGTCGGCACCGGCAACGGCGGGCTCGACACCGGCGCGATCGCGGACACGACCTATCACGTATTCCTGATCAAGCGGTCAGACACGGGTGTCGTGGACGTGCTGTTCTCGACCAGCGCGACTTCTCCGACGATGCCCGCAAACTACGATTATAAGCGCCGCATCGGCTCCATCGTTCGCGCATCCTCCGCAATTCGGCGCTTCACGCAGACCGGCGATCTGTTCCTGTGGGATGCCATGCTGCGCGACATCAATGTCGCTGGCGCGGGCTCCGCTGCTGTCACCCGCACCCTCACGTTGCCCACGGGGGTCAAGGTCGAGGCCATGATCTTCGCGCCGATGAACGGTGCAACGATCCCGAATTATGCGATCATGTCGTCGCTCGACGCCGTGGACACCGCGCCGTCTTCTACCGTCTATAATTCGATCTCCGGCGCGAACAACCAGGTGAGCAGCGTTATTTTCGTGCGCACCAATACCTCCGCGCAAATTCGTTCGCGCATGGCATCCGGCGGCGGCAGCGACGGGCTCGAAATCTTCACGCTCGGATGGCGCGATCTGCGCGGAAAGGAAGGCTGATGCCTTACGTCCAGCGCAACCAGAGCCAGCAGGTGATCGGCATCTTCGAGCAGCCGCAGCCCGGCTATGCCGAAGAATTTCTCGCCGACGACCACGCGGACGTGGTGGCGTTTCTGACGCCGCCGATCACCGCGACGCCGCTGCAGGTGCGCCGCGCGCTTCTTGCCGCGGGCCTGCTCGCGACCGTCGAAGCGATTGTCGAAAGCGCCGGCGGCGAGACGAAAATTGCCTGGGACTGGGCGACCGAATTCAGGAGCGACAGCCCGATGCTGCTTGCGATGGCGCAACAGCTCGACCCGCCGCTCGATGCGGCGGCCGTGCGCGCGTTGTTCGAGCAGGCGCGCAGCCTGCAGGATTTGTGAGCGGGAGCCACGCCATGCAGATCGAAATCCGCAACCACTTTGTTTTCGTGAACGGCGTGCAGGCGCCCTATCTGCCTTCGCCCAACCACTCCGGGGTGATGGCCTATATCGACGCGATCGTCGATCACGACACCGCCTCGAACCCGCTCGACCCTTCCGGCGACATCGGCTGGCTGCGCATGCCGAGGGCGAAAGCCTCCGCGCACATCGTGATCGACTGGGCCGGGAAGATTTACCAGCTCCTGCCGCTCAACTATGCCGCCTGGCATGCCGGGCCTTCCGCGCTCGGCTCGCGGCGCAACTACAATGCGCACTCGATCGGCATCGAGCACGACAACCCCGGCTATCTCGACAAGACCGAAACGCCGGGCGTCTATCGCGGCGTCTGCACGATCGACACCAACAAGAACCCGGCGTTTCGCGTCTCGGCCGCGCCGGTGCAGCACAACCCGAAGCTCTTGAAATACTGGCTGCACTATTCGGAGGCGCAGATCGCCGCCTCCGCGCAGCTGCATCTCGCGCTGAAGCGCGCCTATCCCTCGATCGACGAAGTGGTCGGCCACTGGCAAATCTGCCCGGGCCGCAAGACCGACACGAACCCGGTGTTTCCGCTCGCGCGCATGCGCTCGCTCGTCATCGGCAACCCGCCGCAGAGCGTGCCGCAGAAGGTGGCGGAAGTCGCGAACGATCCGAAGACCGAGGTCGGCGTGCCGGCGGCAACCGTGCCGGCGGGCTACATGGCCGACAGTCAGGCGCAGGCGATGATGTCGCCGGTTGCTTCGACCGGCGACTTCTACACCGACATCACCACGCAGCTCTCGATGCTCGCGGGCTACGGCCTTTCGTTTGCCGGCAAGGCGCTGATGGTGATCGGCGTGCTGTTCGCGCTGTGGGTCGCCGGGAAATATCTCTGGCGCTACGCGCTCTCGCCCGCTTGGCAGTATTTCTTTCCGCCGAAGCCCGACCCGATCCTGCTCGAAGGCATGGACTACCAGCCGGCCGTGGCCGACGCGGATGCGCTCTATCCCGAACCGCCTGCGAGGCCCGCATGATTGCCGACTGGAAATTCTGGATTGCGCTGCTCTTGACGGCTGGGCCGCTCGCGCTGCGCTTCATCCCCTTCACCGCGCCGCTGGTCTCGGCGTTTCTGCAAACCTCGCTCGGCCGCGGCGCGCTCGCTGCGATCGTGATCGTCGCGGGCTCGCTCTGGATCGGAACCTACTACCAGAGCAAGGGGGTCGCGCTCGGCGAGCAGAAAACGCAGGAGCGTATTCGCGCGCAGAACGAGCGCGCGGTGCAGCGCGCGGTCGAGCACGCGATCCCGGTCACGGAGTGTTACGAGCGGAACGGCTTGTGGGACCAGGAGCGCGGCACATGCCTGATCGGCGAATGAACCTTTTGCGCGTGCTTGCGTTGCTGCCGATCGCTGTCGCGCTCGGCGCCTGCCCGGAGCGCGAGAAGCCCGCGACTGCGATCGAGGGCGAATGCCGCATCTTCGTTGCGCCGACGCAGCCGGTCACCGGCAAGACACGCGCCGACCAGTTCTGGATCGACACCAACATCGAGCGCGGGGTCGGCGGCTGCGGCTGGGAGCGTCCGCGGAGCGCGAAGAAATGAACGCGACCCGCACGCCACCCGATTTGAGCGATGTGTTCATGGCGATCGGCGAGCTGAAGGCCGGCGTCTCCGGCATCATTTCGCGGCAGACCGAGGAAATCCAGAACAGCGCGGCGCACCGGCAGCGCATCTATGGCCGTCTCGAAACGATCGAGAACACGCTGGCGAAGAACACGGGCGACCTCGAGGAAATGACGCCCGTGTTCAAGCGCGCGCAGGAAGCCGAGCAGGCCCGCAAGGTTTACAAGTGGCAGGCGCGCGCGGTGCTCGTCATGCTTGGCGGCGCGCTCACGGCTGGCTTCTCCTGGCTTTTGAAACAGATCGGCTAGCGATGCTCCCCCGCCTCGCGGCGGCGGCTAGAACGGTCTCGTGCGGTACGCGATGGCGTCGCGTTTCGCCGCCCTCCTTAAGGGACGAAGCGGGCAAGCCCGCAGCGTCTCTGGGCGTTTCCTCCCTAGACTTGGCCGCCGGTGACGACCTCCCCGGCGGCCTCTTTCTTGGTGCCGCGTATATATATGTGAGCGAAGTCTCACGTGAGACTTCTTCCGAAGTCTCACGTTCGCGCTGCGTTCCGTGCGGTGTATCGGGAAAGCCTTGAAAAGACTGGTCGGAGCGAGTGGATTCGAACCACCGACCCCCTGCTCCCGAAGCAGGTGCGCTACCAGGCTGCGCTACGCTCCGCCGCCAGTCAGAAAAGCAATGCCGGAACCCTTAAGCCCCGGCAAGCGGCTGCTTCCTAGCAGCCTCGTCCGGCCCCCACAAGCAGCCTTGGATGCGGCCATTCCGGCGTTGCAGTAGGCCCGATCTTGAGTAGATTGCGCCCCTTCCGGCCATTGGGGCGTAGCCAAGCGGTAAGGCAGCGGATTTTGATTCCGCCATTCCCAGGTTCGAATCCTGGCGCCCCAACCAATTCCTCTAAATATTATAGGGACTTGGCGCAGGCCTGTTTTTTCATTCTGACAAAATCCGCCATCTCATTCTGACGGGTTTGCCCGATTGACGCTGCCGCATTCTGGTGATCGTTACGCGTCGGCGGCCGCTCTCGCTCCCGAATGAACTAAATGGGAAATGCCGAGAGCTATAAGTGTGCGAGCCAACTAGTTAGAAAACTACAGAAAGCTAATAAGTTGGCGCTTACTCGATAGGAAAGAGCCGAAAGCTATCAAGTTATTTTTTCTACTTTCGAGATCGCCACTTTTCGGCAAACTAGCTCAAATTCATTTCTGCGAAGAAACGTTGCGAAAATATCGACTCGCTGAACGATGCCTGAGGCGAGAATGCAGGGACGACTTTCGCGGGTTCGACGATTAGCAAAAAATAGCGCCTTCTCTCGATCAGTTGTCCATGAGAGCGAGGTAGGCTGAATGGGACGGTCGGAACCGCGCCAGACTGTAGCGGGCATCGCCAACTCGTTCAGGAAAAGCTTTTCTTCTGCATTCATTGCATCCGTAAGGTCAGGTTCTTCAGAGGTCCAAATACCAAGCCAATCTGCGTGGTTCTGAAAAATATTCTCCGAGTCGCACCAAACGTCGCCCACCAGTTTCCAAAAGGACGATCCTCTCAAACCGGCGGAGTGGCACCGCTTAAGGATTTTCAGTCTGTACGAGCGCGCGTGAAGAAAAACGTATCTTTCCCAGTCTTTTACGTGTCGAGCGGCATCAGCCTCTCTTTTTATTGAAAGATACTCAGAGTTGACGACATCAAATTGGGAAGGAACGAGCGGTCGGACCAGAAGAGGGTGATGTACGAGACCTTCCTCTGAATCATAGTAGTCTTCGAGATCGGGATGAAGCGACGCCATTGCGTTATCTAGGGTTCTCGAGAAGGCACATACTGAAACTACTGGATAGGAAATAGCAAAAAGCTATCAAGTTGGAGCTCTTGTTAGGAAAGACAACAAAGCTAACAAGTGCCGTTGTGCTCATTGAGAAGTATATGAGGTGACTAGTGTTGTGAGCGCCAGGTCACTATCGGAAACCTGAACCTTTTCCAACAGAGTTTGGCTAGCTCAATCGACGTGGCAGTCTTTAGTTCAAATAGTGTTTCAAGGTCCGAGGAGTATGCAGCCCCGAAAATTGAATTTGAACGCAAATGTCCTTTATCCTCAGTGCACAAGAAATCGTAGCCGTATGAATGATGCGCACAAGCCATGTCAAAATCTGCCCAATCCGCTAGGCGATGGCGAACTATCGCTTGAAAAGCCTCGACAGACGGGTGTCGGAGAGGATTGTTTTCTTCCGCCGCTATTCCTTCTCTCCATAACAAGCGATCAATCGAGACCTTGTTTAGGGCCGCAGACTGCCGCATGCCTTGGTTCATGGCTGCAAGTCCATGGGCGATCGAAAGACTTTCGCCGAGGTCCTTTAGTTTGTTGAGTGGGAAATCTTGAAAGTGTCGAAGAAATTTACTGAACCTCCGTTGTCGCTCTGCAATATCGAAAACGTCATCAATAGCCCATTGATTGGCTTGAATACCAACGATCTCTCCATAGACAATACGTGCGCCATGCAAAGCCTTGAAACCGAGCGCGAATGCTTTTTGAATTAGCTGACGTCGTCCCTCAGGGATTACGGGAGGTGTGGCAGCTTTCGAGGTGCCAAGCGTTAAAAGAAAGCTGATTCGACTCACGTTTGGGAGAACTTCAGCTGCAAAGGCTGCCTCAGAGATAGCGGCCTTTATCCGTCCGCGCCGTATGCACCATTGAATATAGCACCAGGCGACTCTACGCTTCTTAGACAGAATGCGGTCGCGATTAATTGGCCACCAGCCACGGGAAAATAGTCTTGCAGGTTTTGGGCTGGCAATTGAGCTATACGTATTGGTATCAAATGAAACGCGGATCGCACTCATATCTGACGAATAGTCCTTCGAAATAATTGGTGGGTTAAAATGATTTCAAGGCTCGCAGTCTTCATATTATCAAGCAGTATTGCAGCATGCGCTTCGCCTTCCCAAGAGCAGTTGGTTAGTAGTGATTACAAGGTCCTGATTGCAACAGTTATGGGCCACACGAAAGATCAACGGGGGCCCCGTAAGATTTCGATCGCACAGCCATGGTCAGCACTTACAGGCGCCATTCTCGTTTGCGTAATTGATCACACGCCCGATGGACGAGGCGGGTTTAACGATAAAGGGCAGTACTCGCTCTTCACAATCAACGACGGGAGAATTACTCACCGTGGAACAGCCCGTGACGAAACTGCCCCTTGCGATCTGCCACGGCAATCAGCGGCGGCATAGCTGCGTTTGCCGTCGAAGAAGGAGTCGAGCAACTGGTCAGCATTGAAGCTATTCGTGGAGGGTGCGGGGCCTGCGGTCCCATTCGGCTGCAGGCCTGCTGCTTCCAATGTCAGGCAATATGCGACGTTCAGGTCGAAAATGGCACTGCGCTTGGCAGCCGGTGGCGTGAACGGCGAGAATAGCGGCGACGCAACGAGCCGGGCAGATAGAGGCAGTGTGCTCTCGATCTCTTCCGGCGACAGCGGACTACGAAGCGGAATGCTGCTTCGTATAAGATCGGGATCGACTTTCACCGGGCCCGAGGGGCCGACGTCTGGAACGGGCGGAAGCCGGAAGGAAATTCCCCCCATCGCGCTGATCGCCACCGCCGCGGCTCCGGCCGCGGGTGGAATGGGCGACCACGCGATATACATCGTGCCGGGTACGCTCTGCGGAACACTCCACGTCTGCCGCAAAGCAACAGGCAAAGCGAAGTTTGGCGCGCGCGCTTTGAGCCATTGCGCGGCATAGGCGAGTTTCGCGACTTCCCGGACCTCGTGCAGCGCTGGGAATTCTTCCGAAAGTGAATTGTACAGTCGAGTGAGCAATTCCTCGTAGCCACCTGGTCTAGGAGGCAAGTCCCGGCCGTCTTTGCCTTTCTCACGAATGTTGAAACGCATTGCGACATCGTCCAACGCCAGGACGCTGCCGTCCGGGGATTGGCGAGCGTTTACGCGATCCACGGAAATCCATAGGTGATAGGTGGCCGTCGCGCTGGACAATCTGCCTGTGTTTGGATGACTTCGCTGAAACGCAAACTCGGCCTGATAGCCTTTAATGCGGTTCGTCAGTTCCGGCATGTTGATTAGCCGCTTTGCCAGAAAGTCAGCTTCAAACATGACTTTCCCCAATAACGTGCGGCCATCGACATTGTAATATTTGGGTTCGGCCATCACGGTGCCGCGAAGCGATGGGCTCACGAGTTCGAGCGGCACATGGACTTCGCCCTTCGGCCTGAGCTTTTCGAAGGCTTTGCTGAGAACGCCAAACATCTGCCGGTCCATTTCGCCAAAGCAGAGCGTCAAAGCGTTCTCGGGATTTCGGTCACGCTGAAGCGAAGCTTCAAAAACTCGACTAACCGGCATGCTCGCAAGCGAAAAGGTGTCGTCAAGCGAGCGGCAGATTTCCCGATTCAGTTGCGTATAGGCTTGCTCGCGGGTGATGCGCCTTGCGACCATCTGGTCGCGCAAACGATAAGCCAGTTCGATCGTGTTCGTTGCAAAATAAATGCTTTCGATCGCCTCCTGACGGGATTGCCCCGGTGTCGATCGCGCGAGCATTCCCATGGCATCGACGAGCTGATGGCCGCGAAAGTCGTCTGCTGCGAGCAATATCTTCGCGATGATCTGATACCGATCCATCGCATCCCAGTTGTATTTGCAGGCACCAGGTCCGCTAAATTCCACTTCCATTAAATCTGCAAGGCGGTTAGCGGCCGTTCCACCCTGCTTTCGAAGCGCCTCGATTTTCTTGCAGATGTGGCTCTCGTCGAATTGCGGCTTCACACCAAAGATTGGAAGGAAGTAGCGACCTGCCGGAGTGATCTTTCCGCGTTCATCGAGCCAGCGGCCCCACTCGGAGACAATCTTCTTCATCTCCGCATCAGAATCCATCCGTCGGAACAGTTCCGCGACGCGCCTTTCCGACTCGGCGACCCACTCCAACGAAAACTCGGGCGCAGGATATTGCAGGAGCGTCGCGAGATGTTGGTAATAGGGGATCGCTATCGCGGGGTAAGTCGGATCGAAGTGACCCATGAGTATCAGGCGGCCCTTCGCGGCGTCGTACTCGATCCGGTCGAGCACATTGAAAGCAATCTGCTGCTCGGCAGCAGTCAGGCGCTGAACGTCTGGCTGCCGTTTGTTGAGGTCAGATTGTGCGTCGACCGGAGCAGCCGCAAACGACAAGTATCCAACTATGGACGCAACGAGCGTAACGCCCGTAATTCTGCGGTAGCCGTTTCGCATGTGTCTAAGTTATTCGACACTCTCGGAACCTCATTGACCCAAGTCAAAGCCATCCGATGTAACAGATTCTTCTAACAATGAGCACCCGCTGGAAGTGTGAATGGCGGTTCTGGCGGCCGCATTCCGACAAGGTGAAATCTAGCCTTATCTACCAATGCTGCGGGAAGGACAGTTTTGGCGGAATGGCTATTGAAGTCGTTGGCTTTTCAAACAACGTCTAAGCTGTTGGTCGCAGGTTTGTTTCCTATCTGGGTCACCAATATTTGGAATGACTTAGCGCTGTAACCCACTCGGACAAGCTACTCGAGCAGGCCTGATGGCCGCCTCTGTCTAACTAGCTTTCTCTACAAAGGCGAAAATCGCAGCTCTGGACGAATGGCGTCACTGTAGGGTTGTATTCTGTGCTCGATAGCGTGTTTATTTGGGTGATCGTAAGCATTTGCTCAAGGCAATAGATGGTGTTGAGACAGTGTGAACGTGCAAAGAGCCTTTAATGGAGGTGTTCAGCGCTGTTGGTACCGGCATCAATGTTCAACTATCGTCTTCGGCGCAGCGCGAGCGATACGTAATTGGGTAGAATTGAACATGACTACGCGGGGGTGCGACGTTGCCGCAGAGTATTCAGACTGAATTGCGTTTGCTTCTTCACAGAGAAATTATCGGCGTGAGCAAATGCGAGCTAGTCAAATTTGAACTGCCGTAGCGATCGCTTCCCGTGACGAGCGCAGGGGAGTAAGACTTTGAGTCTTATAGTTTCGCCAGCTGCTTACACCGCATCCGTCGATGCGCTTGAAAGCCGTTTGCGGCGCATTTATCCACTCATGCTTTTCCTTAAGGTCATGATGTTGTTTGTGGTTGCGGTGGTCCCGTTCTGGATCGTTGGCGCCAACTTGCTTCCACAGTCTGCGCTACTGGACTACGGCGGTATGCGTGGCACAGAACAAGCGCCTGCAGAAGTGCCAATCGCAGATAAGATCGCGTGGAGCGGAGATCCTGCAGCATATATCGGCCTGGCTATTGCCGTAGTAATCATCGCAAGTGTCATTTGGCTAGTGTGCTTCTTCGCGAGCAAACTGATCGCTAATCTGAGCCGAGCCATCGGAGTGTTTGGGCTGGTGATCGCCGCGTACTGGCTCGTCACAATCGCCGAGAACTATCCAGAGACAGAAATTTACCTGCTTCAAGCGATGGAAGATGTTCCCGCGACTGTGATGATCATCATATTTTCCATGATGACGCTCGCATTTCTCTATGCCCTTCACGTCCAGTGGACACTGGTGCTGGGGGCACTCAATATATTCCGGATGAGTGAAGAGGAGCGTGCCGTTTTTAAAGAACAGGCTTTGCTGCTTGGAAGGGCGCAACAGATACTCTTTCGCCTGCTGGCCCTTCCCGTTCTGGCTCCCTTTGCAGGCCGCTCTCGCATGCGGTTCATTGCTATTATTCTCCTGGCGGTTGTCTCCAACATCATTTTTTTCTGGGCAGCGCTCGGACTCGGGTCGTCACCGCGGGACCTAGCGTTCCTAGTCGGAAACGTCTCCGTTAGTTGCTCCGTACTGGGGCGCGCGGACTGGGTCGATGCGATCCCTTTACTGGCATCCATTCCTGCCCTGGCATGTTTCGCTGGCCAGATCAGCCACTTGCCGCGTTTGTTACAGTTGGCGGCGCAAACTCAAGTCATCGCAATTCTCGCACTGCCGCTAGCGTGGCTGGCGCAGCGCCTAGTTCGTCGCCTCGTTCGATTTTCGCTTGCGCGTTTGCAGGAGGTCGACCGCAGGCCACCAGTTCTGTTTCTTCGTGCCTTTGCCGACGATCAAGTCGGGCTCCCGAGAGGCCGGCTCGCGCTGGTCGCTCGCATTCTCGAACTAGGCCGGGGCCGTCCGACACTCGATCAAATGCTGCTGGAAGAGGGCACGCCATATGGTCCTGTCGTTGCGCTCGGAAATCCTGCCGATAGGAATCCGCCCTACGGCGCGGCGCGGGGCTATTTCGAAGACAAGAACTGGCAGGAGGCCGTAGCCGATCTTGCCGCAAACTCGAAATTCGTTGTGATCTGTCTCGACCAAACCGAAGGAATATTCTGGGAGATCGAGCATCTCATCGGCAACCGGCATCTCGACAAGACGCTTTTTCTGGTTCATCCGAAGTTCGCATCGCGTGATGCCAATCGAAATTATCTAGCCGGACTGAGCGAACTAAAAATTCCCGTCCATGAACTTGACCCGGTAATCGGCTTTTTCTTCAAAAAGGACGGCGCGATCCGCGTTATGCAATCTGGAACGTTCTCGCGCTTCGCCTATATGATTGCGATACGCACTTTCATTCAGCATATGGGATCAGAGCCCACCAAGCCGTGATTTTTACGGCGGGCGTGTGCCGGACTGCAGGGCTGAAGAAGGGCGCACCGTAATGCTTGTCCAGAAACCCGCAGTAGTTAGTAGTATTTAACGACTCTAGGAGCGGAATTTACAATTAAGGGAAGCATGTATTGTGCCGCTCTGGTTACGTTACCAAACGCAACATTGTTGTTTCAACCTTTCTCGTTCTGACCTGCGATGCCTTTAGCTGCCGGTGCCTGTTGTTGGCGCGACATCCAGTTTACGTTCTCCGTGGCAATGATGTTTTCGGTTTGAAGAATGAGAGTCTTTTTTGCTTCTTCGGGTGACAATCCATCATACGCACCAACCCCGCCGACATACGAGAACTTCTCGCGCCGCAAGTTTTCGCAAACTGCACGGTAGTTGATCCATTTGTCGTGCCACCCATTGACCTGTTGTAGTCCCTCCAGAATTACGACGCCTACGCCGATAGCCGCAGTTACGGTCCCGTCGGCCAGAATTGCAGCCAGAGGCACCGTGGCGCTCATGCTCATGGAAAGAAGCTTTGTCCTTTGCGCCCAGCCTTGTGCGGCGCGAGCTTTGCGATCGTACCAATCGAGTTGCTGTTCCAGCCGGGCGTATCCGCTATCCGGTTCAGTGTATTTGGTTTCCGATTTTCCGGTCATGAAAGCTGCCTTGAGAAGCGGGTTGAATTGTCGAAGCTAACCAGACGGGCACAACTTTGCACTAGTAGGATGTTACCTCACTACTATATTCTCAATCGGAGCGTTTCTCGCGACGCTCCGCTGGGGAAGGTTCATGAGCTTGATTGCGGTGCGAAAAGGGTTGCTGTTGCTGGCGGCACTCACTGGCTGTTCACTTCTTTTCATAGGCTCGTCCAAAGCTGCCAAGATCGAGTACGTGAGGCGAACCTATTGTAATGTTCTTCTCAGCGGACCCATCGAGAAGGGCGATTTGCGCAGGCTCCAGAGCGCGCTCGAGAATATCCCGGAGCGATTCTCGCGGGTGCCTGTGGCCGGCGATGGCATTTTCGCTAACATCTGCCTGAACAGCCGCGGTGGAGATCTAGCCGAAGCACTGGCCATTGTCCGCTTCCTTGCGGAGACAATCCGCTACGGTACGGTGGTCGATGAGGGACATGAGTGCCTGGATGCCTGCGCATTCATTTTCATGGCCGGCAGCTATTTTTACGATCATGGTAATGTAAAACCGTCGCGGCTCCTTCATGTCCGCGGGAAACTTGGTTTTCAAGTGCCGACGAACAATACTGGCGCTGGCACGTACGACCACGTTGCCGTTCAGCACGCCTATACAAATGCTTCCGCTGCAATTTCAGGGCTAATCGAGATCGATTCCTCACGAAAGATGGGATCAGATCGCGACCGTGTAATGCCCCGATCGCTTATGCTAGAAATACTCGGCCGGGAACCTGAAGAACCGCTGATCCTGGAAACCATTGAGCAGGCCTTGAGGTGGAACATTGCTCTCATCAGCGACACCCAGCTAAAAGCAATTACGCAGCGTATGACGCTTCGTGCTTGCGCCAACGACTTGCTTGAAAGGTATTCCATAAGAATAACCAGTGATAGCACGACCGATCAGCCCATCGAACTTTTGAACAACCGGGCTACGCGCGTTTTTAAAAATCTCGGTCCTCGCAAAGACTACGACTGCACCGTACAGGTCATTCGCGACGCCAATAGCAGATATTTCGTCAACGTGAACATCAACCAGCGCGGCATAAAGCGTTATGTAGTGCCTTTCAAGGTATTCCTTCGGGAAACGAAGAGGCCGGTGAGCGAAACGACCCGAGTGGGCAATGGCGTCTGCGCGCCGATCTGGTCGCTGCTGCCCTCCGAAACTAAATTGGAAGCTCTACAGTGACTGTATTGAACAAACGATTCGACCTCACGCTGGCAGCGCTCGGCATATTAGGCTGTGCCTCGGTTCTGGATGCGCCGGTATCCAATTTTTTAAACGTCGCTCGTTCGCACTCATGCTCATGGAAAGACGCTTTATCCTTTGCGCCCAGCCTTGAGCAGCGCGCGCCTTGCGATCGTACCAACCGAGATGCTGTTCGAGCCGGGAGTATCCACTATCCGGGTCCGTGTACTTGGCTTGCGATTTTGAATTCATGAAGGCTGCTTTAAGAAGCTGGTTGGGCAGAAAAAGCGGTGCACACTAACAGGCTGTTTGAGTTTGATATATTCCCCAGCTGCGGCATTCTTGCTACGTTGCACCGGGACAGGTTACAAAAAATGATTGCAGTGCAAAAAGGTCTGTTGCTGTTGGCAGCCTTTGCGGGGTTCTCGCTTCCATTCGCAAGCATGTCCGAAGCCGCCAAGATCGAGTACGTGAAGCGTACTTACTGCAATGTTCTTCTCAGTGGCCCCATCGAGACGGGCGATCTTCTTAAAGTAAAAACAGCCCTTGAGAATATCCCGGACCAGTTTTCCCAAATGCCGGAAACCGGGGATACCTCAAATGTGTGCCTGAACAGCCGCGGTGGAGATCTAGCCGAAGCACTGGCTATCGTCCGTTTTTTTTCGGAGACAATCCGCTATGGTACGGTGGTCGATGAGGGCCACGAGTGCCTAGACGTCTGCTCTTTCGTATTCATGGCCGGCAGTTATGATTACTATCATAGCATTGCAAAGCCCTCGCGGCGCCTGCATGTCCGCGGCAAGCTCGGCTTCCGCGCGCCGACAAACAAGACTAGTGCTGGTACTTATGACCGTGTAGCCGTTCAACAGGCCTACACGAATGCTTCCGCCGCAATATCGGGCCTGATCGAAATCGAATCCTCGCGAAAGATAAGATCCGACCGCAACCGCATCATGCCCCGCCCGCTGATGCTGGAAATTCTAGGCCGCGAGCCTGAAGAACCGCTGATGCTGGAAACCGTCGAGCAGGCATGGACGTGGAACATTGCCCTGGTCGGCTATGCGCAGCCGAAAATCATTACGCAGCGTATGCTGTTTCGCGCTTGCGCGAACGACTTGCTCGACCGGTTCTCGATAAGAATTTCTGACGAAGGGGCAACCGATCAACCGATCGAACTTTCCAACGACAGGGCCATGCGTGTTCTTAGGAGTCTTGGCCCTCGCAAGGACTATGACTGCACCGTGCAAGTCGTTCGAGATGCCAGCCGAGGGCATTTCATCGATGTGAACAACAACCAGCGCGGTAGGGAACCCTATGTCACGCCTTTCGAACTCTTCCTTGAGGAAACGAAGAAACAGGTGAGCGAGCTAAATAAGGTCGGCCTCGGTATCGGAGAGCCGATTTGGTCGTTGCTGCCACCCGATACGAAATTGGACGCGCTACGATGA